GAGATTTTCCGACACCCGTACCAGCAAGAGCGATGTTAAGAGTTTTGTTAGGGAGCCCACCTTTCGTGATTTTGTTAAAGTAGTCAAGATCAAATTCGATCTTGTCTTCCTTGCGGTGATATGTTTCATATCGTGCTTCGTAATCCTGTAAGTAATCGTGTCCAATGTTGTTGTCAAATGATACCGATAGGGCATCAGATAAGATTGAAGGAATAGAATCAGGCAGTTTTTTACTGTCACTTCCATCTGCAATCTGAATAGACTCCATCAATGCCAAGTAAATGGCACGGTCTTTACACCACTTTTCTGTGGTATTAATCAACCATTGATAGTCTACATTCTTTTCAGTAAGATCTGAAATTTTTTGTGCCAGTTCTCGGAACTGATCTTCTGTTACATCACGACGTTTCTCAACTTCAATCGATAAAATTTCCTTAGTAGGTAGAGTATCGTATTGAACAATGAATTCGGCAATAGTCTCGAAAACTATTTTTTCATTGAAATCATCGAAATAATCATTACGAATGAATGGTAGAGATTTTCTGCAATAATCTTCATTGTAGATCAGATTCTGCAGAATCATCATCTCCACTCGTTCCGATGTTTCCATTACCATAACTAAATTCTACTTTTGCAATTTGATCAAGTTGTTCTAGTACCTTATCAGTGAAGTATTTTTCAGGTTCTTTATAGATTGCCTTTGCATAAACTTTCTTACCGTCCATTACATAACGACCGGCAACGTTTTTCCAAAGTCCTCCAATCTCACCTAATTCAAGAAGACCATAATATCTATCAAGACCACGATCATCGTAATAGAGTCGAACTTCTACAGTTTTATTCTCTTTGCTTAGACGTGACTTAGCAGTCTTTGCCTTGATAATGTTTCCAACGATTTCCGTTCCATCTTTCTCCTTTTTCTTTGAGAGATAGATGATTGTAGACGCAGCATATTTGAGTCCACTACCTCCTCCCATTTCCTTTGTAGGGACATAAGAACCAATGACATCGTAAGTGTGGTTAGTGACGATCATTGGTATATTAGCCTGTCCCAACTTCAATGTCAACATCCGGAAGGCACCTTTAATCAGTTGTGATTTTGTCATATCACGAACCTGCTTGTCATTCAGTGCGTCAGTGATTTCCTTCTCAGTGGAAAGCATTCCAAGAGAATCAAGAACAAACATCAGAGGTTTGCGATCCTCAATAGGATCTTTCAAATAACGATCAACAGTCTTGAGTGCTTTACTGCGAAACTCTTCAACTGTAACAACATTCATCACAACAGTTCTGTTTAGATCTACACCCCGATCTGCGAGAAGAGACTTGTTAACAGCGGCTTCAGTGTCAAAATATATGCACATACCATCAGGATTATTATCAAGGAAGTTCTTGACGACAGCAAGTGAGAAAAAAGTTTTTCCAGTACTAGACTCACCAGCAATGGCAGTAATCTTATTCCCAGATACACCACCAAGTATAGACCCTGAAACAAGTCCATTAAAAATGTACGAACCAGTGTCAACATAACTTTCAGTTTCGTCAATATCGGATGCGAGTTGTGCATATTCATCCCCCACCTCTTTGATGATGTCTTTCAAAAAATCCATAAATTACTCCGCATAAATTTTCAGTTTCATCCCACATATCATACCACAAGATTTGACTAAAGTCTATTGCTAAAAGCACTAGGAATCATCTGATATGCCATTTTATCTCGTAGCTTATTAATTTTTCTTTCATCATATTGCTGAAAGTTTCCTTTCTTTTCAACATTTTTATAATAATGAAGTGCATTGAGGATAATTGTATAATCCTCCATTGTTAATTGAAAATCAAACATAATTATTTCATTAATTTTTTAAAGATAATAAGAGCACCAAGGAGAATGATTACTACAGCAGTATTACTCCAAGTGAGAACAGCAGAATCTCCTACTTTTAGTGGACCCACTTCCAGATCTGCAGGTTGATCAATTCTCTGTTCAATTGTAAGTCCTTCAAGATTCGCACCTTCAGGAGCATTGATTGTAATATTTTTAGTCATAATGTACCATACTCCCTACGAATTTCTCTAAGTTCTTCAAAGTTTTTATTCTTAGTGCCACCATCATATTCCCAAGCATATCCCTCAGTAATCATCTGCTCATTTAATGATACTTCTGAATCTCCGATATATAACCAACCAAGAAGGCGACCGTACTTACCCATACCACCAACCAGCTCAGTGCGAATAGTGAGTTCGTCATCTCCATCGATAGCACCCTCCAACTTTTCTTTCATCCAGTTGGTTGCATCGATACCTAATGCCTTTTCCTCTAAATCTCTGGTTCTTTTTTCCGGCGTGTCCACACCAGCAATTCTAACTCTTTCCTTTTTATAAAGGTCAAAACCGAGATCAATCGTGACATCGATAGTGTCTCCATCAACCACTCTATCTATCGATACTACCCTGAAATTGTAACAACTCTTACGACTCGGGGGTGTCATCTTTGCCATGAGATTCACTTTCGTCAATACCTAGTATATAGTAAATGACATAAGCAACTCCTATTAGGAGAATGATAATACTAATAATCACACTCCAAACAGGATCATTAATATTATCAAGTGGTCTCAGTACTAGATTCATCAGGTGATGCTTTAGTTTCTTCCTTATCTATAGGAGTTAATGGTTCGATTTGATCCATTTCTTCCCAAATTGTTTTGAGATCCTGATCCATATGATGCTTTGAGAATGGTTCCCAATGTTGCCAACCGTATTTATGAACTAGGTGCATACCTATGATGGGAACAAATACTAAAAGAAACCCCATGATACCTAAGCACCAAGGGGTTTGCATTACATACCTGATGAATAAAATCATGCAAAGAAACTCTCCAAACTAGATTGCTTTTCTACTTGCCAGTTTATAACATCTAGAATAATTTTCAACGGGTCTAAGAAACTTTTCTCAAACTGAAGATCATGATCAATAAATTTTTGCAATTCACTTTCTACCGGAAATGCATTGATGAATGAAATCACGTTTTCATGAATAGGATTTGGAATCTTAAGATAGCAGAACTTAATCTTCTCACCATTCTGAATAGGTGAATATTTATTCTCCAATCCCAACCGTTTGATATGATGATTGAATAATAGTGCTCCCCGTGCATGAATAGGAGTGCCCTTATCGTAAATAGAGTTCACACTCTTATACTTTGTGACATTACTCACCGAACGAGGGAACGCAATATCTTCTGGTGGAAGTTGTCGAAACTCTTTACGGAAGTCAGAAATAAAGTCAATCATTTCATCTTCAGTACCACTCATTGTAAGTTTGAGTGCTTCCTTAATTTTTGTACGACAAGGACCAGGAGTAGAAGACTTAACTGCTTCAATGCCCATAATCTTTAATTTAGGTTCTTCATAACGAACACCTTCACTATCCCAGACGTTGAGAATATAACGTTTCTTAGCAGTCCAAATACCACGATCAGCAATATTCTCACGTTTCATACTCATTTTTTGTTCATATGCCGAAACGTAATCCGCAAGGTTCTGATAAGATTGTTCGATGAATGGTTCCAACTTGTCTTGGCAGATCTTGTCAAGTATGTCCACAATTGCTGTTTTGTCGCTAGACTTAGCAGCAAAAAATTTATCAACAAGAGGTCCAAGGTTAAGATAGATTGAGTCAGTGTCAGATGCGATGACATAATCAACCTCCTCCGTTTGCAATAGTTTATTTAGATACTGATTCATTTTCATCTCAATCCAACGAATTGAAACTTGACCAGACAAAGTAATTGCTTCTGCGTTTGCTAGTTTGTAATATCGGAAATACTGATTGCCGATAGCACCATAAGCAGAGTTAAGAGAAATCTTCTTTGCCATCTGAATATTATTACAACGGGCAATCTCTTTTTCAAGTGCCTTTGTTGGTGTCTTTTGATATTCTTTTTTGGCAGCAATCATTCTCTTCTTGAATACTACACGTTGATTATAGTATTTCTGCATCAGTTCAGGCAAAAACCCCTGATGGTCCTTACGGTACATTGCACCATTGGCACATACAGCATAATCCTTATACATCTCAAAAGTCAGTTCTTCAGAAAGAATCTTATCAACTGTGGCTGAAGGATGTCTTTCCTCCAAGAGTGTCTCTGGTGAGATATTATACTGCATGATAAGATGAGGATACAGAGAGTTAAGGTCAAAACTGACAACCCAATCATACTTTCCTGGAATCGGTTCTTTGACATAAGCACCTGCGTACTTTTCGTTTTTCTTGCTGCCCTTTTTAGGAGGAATAACGATATTGCGTTTCTTGAGATCGTTGTAAATAATACAATCCCATAGTCGAACTTGGAAGAAAATATCCTGATAGTTCACTTTGGCATCATATGCCATCGTGAGGGCAAGTTCAATTAGTTTAAGTTTATCCTCAAATCTGTCAACCAATTCCACGTCAATGATGTTGTATTCAACAAATTTCTGCCATCCATTGGTGTAGAAATCTTTGAATGTATCAAACTCACTGTGATCTAATTTCTGCTGTCCAAGTTCTTGCTGTGCAATATAATCAAGTCGAAATGACTCTTGGTTAGGTGTACCAGGACTCCACTTATATAGTCGCATATAGTCTAGTACAGCAACACCACCAATATCACAATTAATAGTCTTTCTGCCTTGAAATTCATCCTCACGTTCAGTCACAAGACCCCAAGGTGATAGTCGTCGCATCAACTTCTCACCAAGAATACGATCCATACGACGGACAATATAAGGAATATCATATCCCTCACAGTTCCATCCCGTTACAACGTCAGGAGTGTGTTCCATCCACCAGTGGATGAAATCATTGAGCATTGTCTTCTCATCAGAGAACTGACGATACTTCACATTACTCTGCTTGTTATTAAAAGGACCACGACAAGCCCAAGTAATAATATCTTTAGTATTATAATTTTGAATAGTAATTAGCAGGATCTCTTCAGCAACACTAAAAATATCAGGGAATCCTTGCTCAGATGCAACCTCAATGTCAATTGTAACTACATTGATTTTAGACATATCAAATTCAATATTATCTTCCGGATACATATCAGAGATATATTGATAGATAAATCTTTCTTGACCAAATATTTGAAATCCATCAAGTCCATCATACTTCTTGATGAAATCACGAGTTTCTTTAATTGATCCTGGATTTACAGGTTCTACAGGATCACCAGAGAGAGTTTTATACTTACTTTTCTTTTTTGATGGGACATACAATGTTGGTTGAAAGTTTTCACGATTGATGAACGTTCTACCGTTCTCATAACCACGGACCAGCATTTGATTGCCGACCATTTGGACGTTAGTATAAAATCTCTGACTCATTTCGTAAGGGTTTTGTAGTGATCAACCAGTTTACTGTTCGGTTCCATAAAGGTTAGAACATCATCTGATCTTAGCATAAATTTTCCAGAATCAGTATACTCATCCATCCACTTTACAAACCGTTCTTCTGGTGGAGCATCAGTCTCATGCTTTCCCAGAATCTGATATGGATTCTTCAATAGACAATCTGGGGCACCAATATCTGCACCAACTTCTTCAATCTCAGAAATTAGTACAATATCATTTTTCAAAAGTATAACTTGTACCATTTTAAAGTTTTATGCTATAATACAATCGTATATATTTTACCGGATAAGTTAGTCAATGTCAACCGCAATCGTAATTCCAGCTAGGATTGGATCTAGTAGGCTGCCAGGAAAAGTTCTAAAAGATATTAATGGAAAAACAATGATCGAGAGAGTTGTAGATCAATGTTTATTGACAGGAATAAAAACATATGTAGTTACCGACTCATTAGAAGTTCATGATCTTCTAATCAATAAAGTAGAAGTTCTTAAAAGTTCATCAGATTGCGAATCTGGAACAGAAAGAATCGCATCAGTAGTAGGTTTAATTGATGAAGATTACGTCATTAATGTTCAGGGTGATCAACCATTCATTGAACCTGAGGCAATTTCGGAAATGAGGGAATACTTAGAAAGTCACAACGAAAAAATTGTCACTCCTGTAACAGATATTCAGCATAAAGACTATAGATTTTTACCAGATAGAGTAAAAGTTGTAATCTCAAATACTGGAAAGGCACTTTATTTTAGTAGATCTCCTATTCCTTTTAATGGTCCTTGGTTAACACATATTGGAATCTATGGGTATCATAGATCCGTATTAGAAAACTTCTCTAATTTAAATTCATCTTCTAATCAAGAATCGGAAAGTCTTGAACAATTAAAGTTCTTAGATAATGACATTCCGATTCAAACGTATTGGACGAACTACGAGCACTTCTCAGTAGATAATGCTGTTGATCTACAGAATGCTATCAAGTACGCTAGGGAACATGGTTAAAGGAATCTGACAATCTTTATCAGATAAAGCATCTTTTGGGGAAGGATGTGTTTCAAAGAAAAATGCCTCTGCTCCCCAGATCTTTGCACTCTGTGCAAGAGGTTGTGCATATAACCAATTACCACTAGTAGTATTTTCTCCTCCTTCTTGGGTGGAGTGTGTGGCATCAAAGCAAGTCTTAAAACCAGCACTCTTCAGTTTATGAATGGTTCGGAAGTCAACCACCAGGTTGTCATAACCGAAAGATGTACCACGTTCACAGATATAAAAGTCTTTACATCCATATGCTTCCATCTTTTCACCAAGAAGAATTGCTTGACGAGGGGATAAAAATTGTCCCTTTTTGACATTAACTAATTTACCGGACTCTGCAACTGCTTGAAGCAAGTTGTTTTGACGACAGAGAAAAGCAGGGATCTGAAAAGCATCTACATAGTTTGAAAAGAGACTAACATCCACAACATCATGAACATCAGTAATAACTTTGTAACCTGATTTACGGAGTTTTTCAAATACATTGATAGCAAAATCATATCCATGACCAGTAAAACTATTGTGACTAGAACGATTTGCTTTTGAAAAAGATGCCTTAAAATAATAATCTACCCCATCAGGAATATATTTTGAGATTGTTTCTGCAACTTCAAAACACATCTCTTCACTTTCTAGAAGACACGGACCAGCAAAAATTTTCATAACCTTGTTCAAATACACCATATTATAGCATGATTAAAGTCTTTATAGGGCACGACCGCAGAGAAGATCAAGCAGTAAGAGTATTAACAGATTCTATTTTCAAAGCATCTTCACAACCAGTATCATTCACTTATATTAAGAATGATCAGATTAAAGAATATAAAAGAGAATATGCAAATCAGTCTGTAGATTTTACATATTCAAGATTCCTAGTTCCATACCTTTGCGATTATAAAGGATGGGCAATCTTCATGGACTGTGATATGTTAGTTAGAGAAGATATTTCCAAACTTTGGGATATGAGAGATGAAGACTATGCGGTTCAAGTTGTAAAACATGACTATGTTACCAAAGTTAAATCAAAGCATACTGGAGAGAAGCAAACTTCATATCCAAGAAAGAACTGGTCATCATTGATGATCTTCAACTGCGAAAAATGTAAAGCACTAACCCCCAACTTTGTAAATACTGCAACTGGAAAACAACTACATCAATTTGAATGGATTGATGATGGAGAGATTGGTGGTCTTCCACTTACTTGGAACTGGTTAGCAGATGAATATGAATATAAATCTAATGTTGCAAACATCCACTATACCCTAGGTGGTCCGTGGTTCAATGATGCATTTAGATCTGATTATGAACAAGAGTGGATATATTACTACAAAAAAATGGGGGGATGACTGGATTTTGCCAGTCTCCCCCGTTCGGCGACGATATTCAGTTTTATTTATGGGGTAGTTATGAATACGTCGGGTGGTGGATTAGGGTAGTGTATTGGCAATTGGAACACCGATAAAAAGAGTCATTACGGTGCCAATTGTGAGAGTGGCGGCTGTAAGATTCATAAGTCGTCCTCCATAGGTACATTATTATATATCAGTTTTGTATCATGTTGATACACTTTTGTAGCAATGGCAGCATAATTTAGTCAGGAAATCAGAACCAGTCTTTCCTCTTATGTGCTTCAGGAACAATTTTACCCAGAACGATGGTTAGTAACCCATCCTCAAAAGTAACTGATCTAACTTCCGTTTCATCTGAGAGTGTCCAAGCTCTGGTGAAAGATCTCCTCTGTGGACATATTCTGTCTCAGTTTCTCCGTCCTCTCGTTGTCCTTCGACAAAGAGTTTACCGTCTTGTGTGTAGACATTTACTTGTTTCTTTTTGAATCCAGCAAGTGCTAGTTCCAGTCTAGATTCGACATTGCTGACTGTAACTAGGTTGTATGGTGGATAGTTTGATGTCGTTTCGTGTAGTGTAAACAGACGATCAAAGTATTCATCCATACCGATACTGTTTCTATTTATGCGATCAAACAACTGATTCACATTGGCGGCATTGTACCTGGTGATGTCCATTGGCATTTGTACTTCTCCTTTAAAAGCAAGATTTGATTGTGTGGTCCCCGAAGGCAACCATAATTATATATTAGCACAAGTCATAAAAAAGGGGGTGTTGCCACCCCTACATTTTTATTCGGTTTTACTTAAGATCAACACGAATTGCTTCAGTCTCACCTTCAATTTGAGGAATCCAATAGAGTTCCAAAGGTAGTTTTGCAAGTTCAACTTTAGGAAGGTCAATCTTCATTCCAACATTAGCAAACCGTTCTTCAACCCAAGAAATGTACCAGTTGATAGTGTTATCAAGAATGTCTTTGATAGTATCAACCATTTCTTCACGTTCTGCTTCAATCTGATGTTCACAAATTGCATAACTGGAAGCACAAACACGAACCTTGGTTCCTGTAGCAAATGCTTTCCAAGTCCATCGGAGGATATCGTTAGCATATCGATAATAAAATCCTTCATCAAGAACCTTGTGGTAGCAAAGCACACCATCAGCAGCTTCTTTGTTTTTTGCAAAATTTGGTTGATTTGCAATCCAGTGCTTTACTTCTTCCTTAGAAGTGTTGAAGACACGAAGTGATTTTACCTTAGTCTCAAGAATAGCATTACGAATAGCACCAATTGTGCTTTTGTGGCCACCCTTGGGATAACGTTCATTGATGCCAGCAGCATCAAGAAGAATATCCACATTCTTCTTGGTGATGGGAATATTATCATCATCCATCAAACGTCGAATGATGTGAAAATCCTTTGTTCCAGCATTTTCACTATTATCAGTGGCATTAGCACGAAGTCCCATGAGGGACATGGCACTGTTATCAGATAGTTTATCAAGAACTTCAACACCAGTCACTTTACGAACATATAGTGCAACAGGGGCATGAAGCCAATTATTTTCAATCAGTGCTCTAAGAAGATGCCGATGATCGAACTGAAATTCATTTCCAGCAGCATCAACGAAAATACTGATCGGCCAACCAAATACCATCCACATAAAGTTAGCAGTAGATGCAATCAACATCTCCAACTTACTTTGAATCAACTCACTTTTTCGTGGATAGTTTGCGGTTGTTGCCTTGATCTCATTAGTCGGGCGAGATCCAAAACCCTTGAATTCGTATAACGGATAATCAGGTCCGTCCGTGCCTTCAACTCCCAAGAGATCTAGTGGAAACTCTTGGTCCTGAGGGACTTCTTTCTTTTTGTACATACTCTGAATGGTATATGAAGGTTAGTGTGTCCAGACTACTGCTGTTCACCTCCATATCATACCATAAAAAAGACCCCTGTCAAGGGGTCAGTGTAGCGTATATTCCCTTTGTAGCGTGTGCCGCACGAAATGGGCACGAAACTATTTATTCATCAGGAGTGTTCTTTTTCTTACCAATGTTATATTTTGCTTCAAGTGTCCAATCACTCTTATCCTTGAATGAGATAACTTTGATTTGATTCAATGGAGCAATATCAGTTACAGAATCTGGAACCTTAACTTCAATAAGTCCCCAATCTGCTAGGAGATGGATAATTCTGTTCCTACGTTGAATATCATTCTGAGTGATGTTTGCATACTTTCCATCAAGTGCAAACAACTCTTTAAAATGAACAATGAAATATCTTCCTTGCTTATGCAAGATATGACAAGACTGATAGAGTTTCTTCTCTTTTCTAGAGGCAACTCCGATACGAGTAAGTGTCTCACGAACCTTTAAAAAATCATCTGGTTCATTCAGGACAATCTCAACCATTTGGTCGGGAGTCCACTTCACTTCAGGTTCTTTTGTGATCATTTACTTTTACCCCCAAGGTCAAACTTTTTCTTTATGTAATCAATCTGTTCTTTTGAAAGGATCTTGAGTGCTTGTTGTGCTTTTTCAAAACTATACCCATAATATTTTTGTACTACAGAAATATCTTCGATACTGTTTTTACGGAGCCAAGGTGCAAACCGTTTCCGTTTCCTAACGATATTTATAAAAAACTGATATTGCATATCCTTACTGAGATGATGTGCCATATTCATCTCATTTGCATACATCACAGTGTCAATGTGACCAGACATACATTTATTGATTACGAAGGGAGCATATTGTTTGATATCCTCCGAAAGATCTTCCTTGGTAAAGTTGATCGAATTTAGCCAGTCTTTGAGTTCCATTATTTAAAAATCAACATGTAATAAGTTGCTGCCACCAATAGAGTCAAACAGACTCTCTCATATGACCATTGAAATTTTTTACGTTTCACTTGATAATAATTTTAACCTTTGGTTGGTGATGATGAGTGTGTTTCCAGCAGGATCTTAGTGGTGTCACCTTTCTTTCAGTATACCATCCATACTTATCATATTTGGTAGTATATTTAATTTTCTTACATCTTTTCCAGTCTCTTCTAACCATTACATCTTTTTCTGGATAAGAATAAACCCAACCAGTTTTAGGGTGTCTAGGATGTGCCATTACTGGGGCAGTGATCAGTAATGATGCCATTGCAAGTAGTAAAGATTTCATAATAATTAAAAAATAACAGCGATGATATTTATTGATATACGATATTTAATATAATTCTAACTTGAGAGTTAGAAGTAGTTGTTCCTGTATGTAACCAGTGTGCTGGAAAAATTCCTATTCTATTTTCTAACGATTCTATTTTTTTAGTTTTACCTTTCTCTGTTTTTATTTTGGTATATCCATCACAAGTATTAAAATAAAAGATAGCAGTATTCATTACATCACCTTCTCTTATATCATACCAGTCATAATGATATCCATGTTCTATCACTTTATGACTGTGAGTATGTAAACACACTCTCATTCTTTGACATTTTCTAATATCTAATTTATCTAAAAATAAATTCTTGAATAGTTCATAATGTGGTGAAGAAAGCACTTTACCATTTTTAATAAGTTCATGAACAAACTGAAAACTAGTAAAAGAAAACTCACCTCTAGGTGAAATATCTTCTAAAGTATAATTTAACCCCGGCATTATTTTGAACAGGGATTGAAGTTCAGTCTCCGTCAAAAAATTATCACAGTATCTAATCATAAAATTAGTTTCTTTTCTTCAGGAGTTACTAACTTACTGCCAAACATTTGATCATACTTTTTACAAACACTCTCTTGAACTTTAACAGAATAAACAACAAAAGATTTTGATAAAGTAATCTCTGGTTCATCAGGATCAATAACAGTTGCCCAAGGAGCAAATCCAACACCATTATTAGTAGGAAGAACTACAAGCCCATTCCTCACAGTAATAGTATCATCAGTCTCAGAAACTAGTTCTGCAACGACTTCTTCACCAGTGCTAATACGAAATAGTTTTACATCAATCATTTAAAGGAATCCTCTGCGTGGTATTTCATTTTTATGGAGAAGAACTCCATCAACTTTATCCAT